ACACGACAATTCGCAAAAACAGAATCAGAAAAACTAACTAAAAACACAAAATCATGAAAACATTTATTTACAACAACATCGTAGGAATTTCAATTGTAACAGTAGCAATTTTATTAACTATCGCTTTATATTATGGCGGTGCAGATATGTCTAACTAATGGGAAAGTTCGACGAATGCCAAAGACCTTTTTCGCATTGTTGGTGTGAAAGCAGACCGAATAACCCTCATTGTAAATCGGTTATTCCTAGCGTACCAATTAACGATAATTCGTTTCTTATAATGCTATTTGTAGCCGGAACTATTTTAATATTAATCAAACTAAAAATTATCAAGATGAAAACACTATTTAAAAAAGTATCAACATTCCTATGGGGCGAAAAATCGTTTCGTTGGGGAGAATTAAAAGGGCTTTAGGTATGGGAATGTATGACTACGGACAAAGAGGCACTTATTTAAATGGATTTTTAAATTATATACATAATAATAATCCTGAAATTAAAATTGAAACTTACAGAGATTTAAACGAGCATCTAAAAGCTATTCGACTAAATAAAGAACCAAATAAACCAGTTTCAAACAATTTAGAAAAAAATTCATTTTATATTCAAGAACATTATAATTGGAAATTAGATGTAGTTTCTTATTTCCAACGATTAAAAGCCACCGAGTAACAAAACAAAACATCAACAATAAAAAATTAGGTTATGGAAATTGAATACTTATATACAGAAGGTAAAAATAATGTGCCTATTTCTGTTAGATTAAATAAACGGATATGCGGAACAATTAAACCAGTAAAAGGTGGTTGGCAATATTTTCCTTTAAATCATAAAAAAGGTGGTGAAATATTTGAAACTATTGGACAAGTTCAGCGTTCACTTGAATTTGTAGTAGAGTAACCAAAAACATTTGTATAATTAAAAACTAAAAGGGATGTGGGATTATGGTAATTGGCGATATGATAAAAAATATCAGAATAAAAGAAAGAAACTTCGTTTAGCATGGGAAAAGTTTTATACACCAATGCAAATGTCGCAAGTTAAATTTAGAATCAAGGTTAACGAAAGAATGCGTAAAGGTAAATTTCCGGTAACTAATTAAAAAAAATCACACAAGATGATAGACATGGAATTCAACCCACAATACGAAGATCAGCATACCGAAGCTGACGAAATTATTAATCAAGAAATGGAATTTTAGTATGACCAACTTCGAAAAACACAGTATAGTATTCTGCGCTGTAATAGCGTTGATGGCTTTAGCTACATATTCATTTACATCGTGTGAGAATAAAGAAAAACACGATAAAGATGATTTAACTATGCAAGTAAGCGAAAATTATTTAATGTCAGTTTATAGGCTTGGATATGCAAAAGGCGGCTTGTCAGCTAAGAAAACAGTAAGAGATATGATAAACAATAAAGGACAGGATAATTTTAAATTCTTAGATCAATTCGAAAAATACGAATCGATTGATACTTTAATTTATGCTGAAGAAATACGCAAAATTTACAAACAACAAAACAGTCATTAATCACTTTAATATTTATGAAATTAACTATATTTCCAAGATGGTTGACTCAAAAACTTTTGAATCATATTTTTATGTGGGAAATTCACAAAACAACTGGTTCTCATTTATGCGCATTCGATATTGATGTTATAAAACACGACGTTTGGTTTGTAAGGCATAAAATATTCAGGGGATGCGGAATTAAATTAAGATTCAAGCCACAAAAACAAGACATACCTTATTATGCTAATGACTGGTTGACTAAGACTAAATGGATAAACAAATAAAAATTCAAAACCATGAAAAAACACAATCCCACCGACAAACAAGAAACGATATTCGAACAAGATCATCGTTTAAAAATGGAAGCAAAAGAACTGAGTAAAAAGCATGTTGATGTGAAGCCAGTAAAGTTTTTACTCAAAAGGTAAAATTTAACATATTTATGTATTGTTTATTAAAATAAACGATGTATCTTTGAAACATCAAATAGGTATAATTATGGAAGCAGTTCACAATGTAAATTACGAAGGAATAGATTTTGAAGTAGTTGGAGATTATGAAGAGCCAGAAATCGAAACAGGATATAAAGGTGGTTTTTCTTATTCAACTTTAAGCATGAACGGAACAGATGTTTCTTGGATGCTAAACGAACATACAATCGATGCAATAGTGCAAATTATTAACGACGAAAATTATTAGTTATGTATAAAATCGAAAATGTTGAGCATTGCGAATTATATTCTTCAACTACATGTTTAGTTATTGATTACTTTAAAAAACAAGATTTAGTACTTCAATTAAATTACTCAGAAGAAAAATACGCAAGAGAAGAAAAAGAGCCTACATCAGTAGGAATGTGGAAAATTAAAAAACTTAAATAATATGGAAAAAAAATTTGAACGAATTGAAAGCAAAAAGGAATTGTTTACCGAAATTTCAATCGCTACAGGAATGACATTTAATACGGTAAAATCGCATTGGTTTAATCCTGTTAGAGTTCCGGAAAGATACTGGGATATGGTAGACAAAATCCTAGACAAACGAATCGATTATCAGGAAGCAGTAAAAAAATTACACATTAAATATTTTGGGAAATAACTAAAAAATTATATTATGTCAGCAAACGAACAACAAATAAACTTCTTATTAGCACGTATTGAAGCGTTAGAAAAGCTAAATACAATGCAACAGGACTTAATAGACGAACAGGCTAAAATAATAGATGAAATGCAGTTTAAATATGCTGATTCAAAAGCAAGATACAATATGCTAGTTCGTAATATTGAAGTTATTGATAGTATTGTAGAGAAACCGATTAAATAAACCACATTAAAAATATAATTATGGGTAAAAAAGAAATTTGGAAACCAATTAAAGGTTACATCGATTACGAGGTTAGCAATTATGGGAGGGTTAAGAGTTTGAATTATAGATGCACTAAAAAAGAAAAGGTTTTAAAAGGTACATTAAATACTACCGGATATTTAACGGTTAGTTTATGCAAAAACAAATCGCACAAAACATTTAAAATACATCAATTAGTTGCTATTGCATTTTTAAATCATGAACCTGACGGATACAAGATAGTGGTTGACCATAAAGATAATGATCCGTTAAACAATAATCTTGACAACTTGCAATTAATAGCACATAGAGAAAACGTATCAAAAGACAGAAAAGGAACATCTAAATTTACTGGAGTTTGTTGGAATAAAAACAGAAACAAATGGCGAGCTCAAATACAAATTAACGGAAAGGATAAACATTTAGGATACTTTACAAAAGAATTAGATGCCCATAATGCTTATCAAAAAGAATTATAAACAATTAAAAGATAAAAATTATGGACTTGAGCAAAACGATTATTCCAAAATCAGACCAGCTAAATGCCGATGATTTAATTTCAGGCGCACGCACCATCAAAATCCGAGATATAAAAGGAGGTGCAACGGATGAACAGCCAGTTATGATTTATTTCTATGGAGACAATAACAAGCCGTTTAAACCTTGCAAATCAATGCGACGCGTATTGGTGCAATTATGGGGGGCGGAAAGTTCGGTATTTCATGGAAGAAGATTAACAATTTACCGTGATGACACTGTTAAATGGGCAGGTGTTGAAACTGGTGGAATTAGAATAAGCCATGCATCGCATATTCCGGAACCGACACGCGTACTTTTGACTGCTTCTCGAAACAGTCGTAAACCGCATACAATTGAAATGCTTGCGCCTGTACTTATTGCCGATATTGAAAAAGCAAAAAAAGCTTTGAAAGATGGTAAAACTACAATCGAAAAGATTATTGAAATGTATGATGTTACAGATGAACAATTAAAAACTTTGAAAGATGGAATTTAAAGGAACAAAATCAATACTTACAATGCCGTGTGGTTCTACTTCAGGAACTCCACAAGATAAACCAAGTAACGCTATTTACAGTAAAGGTAAAATATTAGCAAAGGTTTACGGCGAAACTCCAGAAGAAGCAACTGCAAATGCATTAATTTTCACGCAGTCTTTTAAAATGTGGGAATTATTAGGAGATATTAACGGAGCATTAGCAATGAAAGGAGATTCAGATTTTTTAATACTTATGGATGAAATTGATTTACTAAGAAAACAAGCTACAAAAATCTAAAAACATGAAAATCAAACAATTCAAATGCAGGGCTTCAAAGATTGGTTTATTAATGACCAATCACACGGGTAAATCATACAAAGAGCAACACGATGATGCTGTATCGAAAAAAGAATCTTTAAATACTCGATTAGAAGAGTTTAAAAACCAAGAGTGTAAATCTGCAATCCAAATCAAAGAAGAAAAGCTTCCGGAAACAGAAAAAGAGATTGAACGATTAAAACCGTTAATCGATGAAATTATTTTAAGCGAATCAGCAAAATCATACTGCAAAGAATGGCTTATTTCTGAGATTACAGGCAAGAAAAAAGATATTAGGTCTAAGTACCTTGCTCGTGGTAAAGCAATGGAAGAAACGGCAATTAAAGGACGCGTTTCTAATCATTACGGTGTTGCTCTCGAAAAGAACGTTAAGCAATTAGAAAACGAGTATTTTACAGGCGAATACGACACAGAAACGGAAGAAGTGATGATTGATGTCAAAATACCTTACGATTGCTTTACGTTTCCTTATTTTGAAACTGAGCCTGATAAAAATTACTACGGTCAATTGCAGATTTACCAGGAATTGCGTAAAAAGAAAAAGGGATCGTTATTCTACTGCCTTGAAAACGGAAGCGAAAAACAGATTAACGATTTAGCTTGGCAGATTGTGCGAGAAAACGGAAAAGATGAACCGGATATAGAAGAATGGGATTTGGCGGAATCTGAGTTGAGTTACGACGGGTTGCCGGAATCATTAAGAAAAAAGGTTTTTGAGTTTGAATACGATGAAGACTATATTCGTAGAGCTGAAAAAATGGTTATCGCTTGCCGAAAGTATATTGAAAATGAATTAATACCAATGTTAAAATTATAAAAATTATGGAAGTAGTAGGAAAAGTAAAGTACAAGTCAGGGGATATACAAGTCTCTGCAAGTTTTAAAAAGTCTGAATTAGTAGTAACTACAGACGAACAATATCCGCAACACATTTTAATTGAGTTCGCTCAGGATAAATGCGATTTACCAGATCCGTATCAGATTGGAGAAACTGTTAAGGTTTCGATTAATTTACGTGGCCGTGAATGGGTTAATCCACAAGGTGAAACACGTTATTTTAATCAGGTACAAGGTTGGAAAATAGAAAGATTGGCTGTTCAATCTCCTGCACCAACTACACCTCAACCGCAGACTTTTACACCAGCAACAAACGAAGACGAACCGGATGATTTGCCGTTTTAGTTCCGATTTCACAGAATTTAATAATTTAAAAAATAGATAGTTATGAAGCCTAATCAAATTGAAAAATTCAGAGAGTGGATTAATACTTTATCAACGCATCAATTAAAAAATATAGTTGAAATTTGCGTAGAAACATTATACGACAATGAAGAGGTTAGGATAAGTGAAAAGGGAGTTCCTTACTGGACATCTTGCGGAGAGAATATTGATGGTTCTGAAGAAATATAAGAAGATTAAACAACCAACAAAACCGATCCAACACACAGGATCGGTTTAAAAAACTTTAGGATTATGAAAGAGATAATAATAGAAAAAGTAAACAAGATATTTGAATGCGATTCTATGTCAAATACTAGAAAACGAGAAGTTGTTTATGGCAGGATTGCAGCTAGCAATTACCTAAGAATGAGATATAAGTATACTTTTCAAAAAATTGCAGACATATATGGAAAAACACACGCGACAATTATTCATTATTTAAAACAACATGAGGCATTGTATAAGTATGATAAAGAATACAAAGAGAAATACAACCAAGTAACGGGATATAATCATAATGAGAGATGGCTTTGTAATTGGTGCGAATATCCTTTAATAACTAAAAAAACAGTAATATGAAAACGGCAATAGATACAATTTTAGAAAGACTTGACGAAGAAATTAAGTCAATCACAAAAGATCATGATAGATCAGACAGATATTGGCAAACAGGAATTAAGCACTCTAGAGATATAGTAATGGAACTTAAAGAAACAGAAAAACAGCAGATTATTGAGGCTTACGAAAAAGGAGCAGATAATTATTCAGGTAGTAAATCACACGACTATTACACCTCAACCTTCAACAACCAATAAATCGAATTTTAAAAATTAAATGTTATGAGACAAGAGCAATTTGAATCAATTAGTCAATGGCAAAAAGAAACTTTCGGACAAGCAACACCTTTATCTAAATTAGTACACTTAAAACAAGAAATTAAAGAGTTAAAAAAAGATATTAAAAATAATAGTGCTGAAAAAAGACTAGAGTTTGCAGATTGCTTTTTTCTTTTATTTGGCTGCGCAAGCGCTTCCGGAATGAGTTATGAAGATATATGTAATGCTATTCAAGAAAAGTTTGAAATAAACAAAAATCGTAAATGGGGTAAGCCTGACCAAAACGGAGTGGTTAATCATATTAAAAAAGAAGAATGTAAGCACGAAAGTATTGAAGAAATTCAAGGAGGACAAATAGAGCGTTGTAGAAAATGTGGTAAAACATGGGGATAACCAACCAAAAGTTAAATAACCTTAAAAAATAGAGGGAATGAAAGAATTTATAAACAAAGTACACCCAGATCCAGACATATTATTGTGTCCAGAACATGATCAGTTATGTTCTTTAGCTGAAGCTTATTTAATAGCTTTTTCACGATGGTATCGAATAAAATGTGTAATGTCTAATTTTGATATGGACATGACAGCAGAAAAAGCATTAGAATTATTTAAAAAAGAACACGGCTATTAGAAATAAAGTATTATCTTTACAAAACAAACAAGCCTAGTGAAAATTAGGCCTTTTATAGAACTTAAAATTAACACATAGTAAAATATGCAACCATTAAAAATAGATAGAACAAAACTTAAAACTGTAGAGAATTACGCAAAGACTTACAATTTGTCAAAGCCTACTGTATACAAGAGAATTGGAGATGGATTACTCACTAAAGTAATTATTGACGGGGTTACTTTTGTGCTTGTAGAGTAATTTTTTTTCGCTAAAATTTAACAAATAGTAAAGATGATAACAAAAAAAGTTTATAGATATTATGCTGATTGTGGAAGAGCTTTTTGGACTAAAAGATCATGCGTAAAACACGAATCAAATTGCACTTGTTGGAAAAATCCAAAATTTAAAACATGCCTAACATGTGAGCATAAAAAGTTTATTAAAAATTGGGACGATACAGAACACGGAACAAATGAATGGATGGAAAATGATTGTAAAAATCCTAATTTTAATTATGAAAAGCATTTCAAGTCTGTTCATTCAAATGCGGATCATATTTGTATTAATTGCCCTGTTTGGGATCTTAAAAAATAAAGTTATGGCTGAGGGTAAAAAATCATTTTTGCTTTACGCAGACATGCTGCCTACTATAAAAAAAATGGTAGAAAAAGACAGAATAAACAAAACAAACAATGCTGGAGAATTGTTCCTTCATTTGTTGGAATATGTTTCAGACAATAATCCCGAACCAATTAACGATATTGTTGATTTAATGTTTGAACCTTTTAAAACTCAACTTAAAAGAGATTTAGTAAAATGGGAAGAAAAAAGCCCACAAAGGGTTGAAAAAGCTAGGATTGCAGGGCTTGCAAGCGCAGAAGCTCGTAAGTTAAAAAAGGAACTAAATTCAACTAACGAGTTGGAAATTCAACTAAACCCAACTAAACCAACCGTAAGTGTAAGTGATAGTGTTACTGTAAGTGATATTCTTTTAAAAAAAGAAACAAAAGTAAATATAAGTGATAGGAAGTTAAGTTTTTATAATTCTTTAATTCCTTATACTCAAGCTTACGGAAAAGTTATGTTGCGAGAATTTTACGAATATTGGACAGAACACGGAGAAAATGATTTAAAGTTTAGAAAAGAAAAAGAAAAAACATTCGGACTTGAAAGAAGATTAAAAACATGGTCAACTAATAATTTCAACAATAAAACAGAATTACAAAAAAATATACCAAATCCGTCTAAACGTAAAGAATTTTAATTATGCAAAATTATACACCATTTAAAGTAGAAAAAACCAGAATCATAAATCTGGATAAAGGTAAATTACCACCTCAGGCAGTAGATTTGGAAGAAGCAGTTTTGGGGGCGATGATGGTAGATAAAAACGGATTGCATGAAGCAATGGAATTATTATCATCTGAGGTGTTTTATAAAGATGCTCATAAAAGCATTTTTGAGGCTATTTCAGGGCTTTATAATAAAAACCAACCTATTGACCTTTTAACTATATCAAATGAGCTTAAAAGGCTTGGAAAATTAGAGTTATTAGGTGGGGATTTTTATCTTATACAGCTTACTCAAAAAATTGCTTCATCGGCTCACATTGATTATCATTCAAGAATACTGCTACAGAAGTATGTTCAAAGAAAATGTATTGCAACCTCATCTGAATTAATTGAAAATTCATATAACGAAGACGTTGATGTTTTTGAATTATTGGAAAAAGTTTATAAGGACTATGGCGAAGTTTCTGATTTAATAACAGTCGGAAAAGTTGAAAGTTTTAAAGATAATGTAAATGCATTTTTAAATAATTCAGGTTCTGGAAAATCAGGTGTGCCTTCATCATTGACTAAGCTAAACAAAAAGCTGAACGGTTATCAAAATTCTGATTTAATTATATTGGCAGCACGTCCGGGAATGGGAAAGACGGCATTTGTTTTGAATGAGGTTTTAGAATGTGGATTGAATGGAATTCCCGTTGCTTTTTTTAGCCTTGAAATGAGTACTAAACAAATAATTGGGAGGCTATTAAGTATTATTTCAGGAGTGGATATTACAAAAATAAACAACTTTAATCTATCACATGAAGAAGTTATTTATTTAAAAAAATGTTCTGATTTATTAGCTTTATTGCCTATTTTTATAGATGACAAAGGTGGTATTAGTCCAATTGAGTTAAAGATTAAAGCAAACAAATTAAAGCGTGAACATGGTATTAAAATGATTGTTGTTGATTATTTGCAATTAATGAGAATTAAAAATAAAAAAATGAACAATAAAGAAAATGAAGTTTCCGAAATATCATCATCACTTAAAAACTTGGCAAAAGATTTAGATGTCCCAGTAATTGCATTAAGTCAATTATCCAGAAATGTAGAGCAAAGGGGGTCAAGTAAAAGACCGTTGCTTTCTGATTTAAGAGATTCAGGATCTATTGAACAGGATGCGGATATTGTATTATTTATTTATAGACCTGAATATTATAAAATTGAACAGTGGGATGATGACGAACAATCGCCAACGGAAAATACAGCAGAAATTGATGTTGCTAAATACCGTAATGGAGAAACCGGATATTGTAGAACCGGATGTGAATTAAAATATATGCGATTTATGGATGTTGACCATTTAGGACAAGATTTAACAGGACGTTATTTTAGAAATGAATCAAAACCTAAGATAAAACCGGAAGAAATAAAAGAATTTGAATTACCAAAATTAAGTGCAAGTGATGCATTCGACGAACCAGAATCCGATACACCTTTTTAACCATGCCAAAATTATCAGAAAGCAAAGTTATTTTATTGCAGTACGCAATTAATAACGGTAACAAAATAAGTAAACGTGAAGCCATTGATTTAATCGGGCATCTTTACGAAAATATAGCCAAAAACAGAATTGGAAAAGTTTTATCTTATATGGTAAACACTGGAAGCTTGCAAAGAATACGAAACGGATATTTTGAAGTTGTTCCGAATAGAGAAACTGTTTTATCGAATGCATTAAAAGATTGTTTAGAATTACTTTATGAATGCAATGCGCCAGATTATTTATTTGAAACGTACTCAAACATGATTATGAATTACAGTAATTTATTAACCGAAATAAAAGTAAAATAATTATGAAAGAAATTACCAACGTTACTATTTACAAATGTGATTTTTGTAAAAAGGAATTGAAGCGAAAACACGCAATGGAGGCGCATGAAGTTATATGCTACCATAATCCTATTAATAAAAAAGCGTGTTATGGATGCTCTTACTTAACAAAGAAAAAGGTTTTTGTTTCATTTGAAAAGCATTATAATCCTGAGTACGGAACCGATTATGTAGACGAAGAGAAAGAAGTTTTTCAATGCACTAAATTTGGTAAATTAATGTTTCCTTGGTCTATAGAAAGAAAAGGACTTCAAAATATTTGGTCAACATTTGAAGAGCAGGAGGCAATGCCTAAAAATTGTGATGGATTTTGTGATGGATATAGTTTTTAAATTATGAACCACACGATAAATATTAAGCCGTTATCAGTTAATGAAGCTTTTAACGGCATGCGCACCAGAAGCAAAAAATATGATGCTTTTATAAAATCCATAATGTTTCTATTGCCGAAGCAAATGGAATATCCTGATCCGTTAAATATTAAATTAGCGATTGAATTCGGATTTAGTTCTAAAGGCTCTGATATTGATAATTGTTGTAAAAGTTTTATTGATTGCCTGGTGAAGAAATATTCTTTTGACGACAGACAAATTTACGAACTTCACGTGTTCAAAGCAATAGTCAAAAAAGGAGACGAATATATTAAGTTCAAAATATATTAACCCCTACACTAAAATTAAACCTTATTTGAAAACTAAAAATAAATAGAGAAATTATGAAAGAAGCGAATGAAGAAAAAAGAAAACCTAAATGTTACAATTGCAAACATTCAAGCCAACAGTTTAAAGTTGGAAATTTAACACACTTACATTGTTTTCATCCAAAATATCCAGAACAGGATTTTATAGATGGCAAATTATCAGCATGGGATACATTGCAAGTTTATAGCGATACTTGTAAAGACCATGAGTTTAAGACTAACCAACCCAATTTAAAATAACATTAAAAAACTAGATTATGAAAACAGAACAAGAATTGTTTTACGAATACACTAACACGAAAAGAAATGTGTTATTATCAAAATTTGGAACAGAATTTTCAATTAAAGTTTGTGATGAATTTATTGAAAGATTTGAAATGTATACTGGAATGCATGACCAAGAATTTTTCGATGCTGAATTAAGATTTTGGAAAGAAGTTAAAGACAAAATAGAATTTAGCGTAAATCACTTTAATGAATTAAGCAAAGAAATAAAAAAAATGGAATCCTTAAGTGATTCGCAAAAAGTTTATATTCTTGGAGCTATTGATATTTGTGAGAAAAAAACACAAACAAAAATAGATAGAATACAAAAAGATGCTTATGATATCGCATACTCAAATATTAAACCGTCAGAAACAACTTTTGGACTATAAAAACTAAAAATTATGAAAATACAATTAGATGATTATGTAGATTATGGCGGTATAATTTGCCAAGTTAAAGTGATAAATGGAGACAAAATAGTTGCTAAAACTGAAAAATCACTTTACAAGTTTAGAGAAGAAGAATGTAGTTTTTTTAAAAGAATTGATTACAATAAAAATGTATGTTTTTGTTTTGTATGTGGGACCGAGTTAAGAGAATACGGTTTAGGTATAATGAAATGTAAAGATGATAAATGCGATTCAATGTTTTTGCCATTTTTAGACAAAGAAGGAAACCAAAATTTAATTTTAGGTAAAACTGAAGAAAATAATATTCAATACGACTTACCAAAAACCATTAAACTATGAGTAAACAAGAACATAAATTTCCATACAATTGGACACTAAAAGACGCGGTATTTACAAAAGATAAAGGAAAAGTATTTAGTTGCTTTGCGTGTGGTGGCGGTTCAACAATGGGATATAAATTAGCAGGATTCGATGTGTTAGGTTGTAATGAGATTGACCCTAAAATGATGGGTGCATATGTAAAAAATCACAATCCTAAATATTCATTTTTAGAACCTATACAACATTTTAAATTAAGGACCACAAGAGAAAAAGCAATACAACTTTTCGGAAGTCTTGAAAATTACGAATTAGCAGGAGGGGATGAAAAATGGTTAATGCCGGCAGAACTTTATAAATTAAGGATTTTAGATGGTAGTCCTCCATGTTCATCATTCAGTATGATGGGCAACAGGGAAGATGATTGGGGCAAAGAAAAAAAATTCAAAGAAGGACAGGCTAACCAGGTGTTAGATACTTTATTTTTTGATTTCATTGATTTAGCAAAAGAATTACAGCCTGAAGTAGTAGTAGCTGAGAATGTAGAAGGATTACTTTTAGGAGCTGCTAAATCATATGTAATTGAAATTTATAAGCAATTAGATAAAGCTGGTTATGTAGTTCAACACTTTTTACTCAATGCTTCGAAAATGGGTGTTCCTCAGAAAAGAAAAAGAGTTTTCTTTATCGCTCTTAGAAAAGATTTATGTGATAAATTTATGGAATCAACTGACCTATTCACTCAAACTCCTAAATTAGAAATGATTTTTAATGAAAAACAAATTGCAGTAAAAGAATTTGATAGTGGTAAACCAGGACATCCATTAGCACCATCAATAAGAGAACATTGGGAAAACACACCACAAGGTTCATCTGTTTGCAATTATTTGAGAGGATTGGGACATAAAGAAAAATTTTTCAGTTATAGAAAAGTTAACCCTAACAATCCATTTTGCACAATTTTAAGTGGTTATGATAGTGGAGAGTTTAGACACGATATGCCAACATATTTCCATAAAGATGATTTAACAAAAGGAGGAAGTTATCCAGGCGATTACGATTTCTTAGATTTAAAACCTAAATATCTTATTGGCATGTCAGTGCCTCCTGTAATGACTGCCCAAATAGCATCAAATATTTACGACCAATGGCTGAGCAAATTTTAATGCGCCGCATACTAATTTGGTGGCGTGACAATCCAAATAAAAAACAAATAATGCAAGCCAACAACATAACCGCAATCACTTATTCCGACATTAAGCGAATTTATTTGGAAGGGAGAAAATAAAATATGTTAAAGTTTAAGGAAATCCTTTTTTATTCGAAATGTTATCCGTATCTTTGAATATAATTATTAACCATTAAAAATTATATTATGAATACGAAAGAACAGAATCCAGAACTTGACACTTTAATCCTTCAATCATTAGCCGGAGGACTTGAACAAAAAGAAATCCATTTGCATTTTAAAAGAATGGGTATTACTCCAAATTCAATATCGATTATTGAAAAACGAATTAAAGGACTAAAAGCAGAACATAAAGCAAATACATTATTTCAACTTGCTTTAATAGTTAAAAGAAAAAATATAATCTAAAATAAAAGGCGGGTGAAAATCCCGCTTTAAAATATTGTTATGGAATTAAAACACATTGTTGGGTATTTGCCTTATGGGTTGAAATATAATCTACCTTTAACTAGCGAAAGGTATGAATCAATTTTAGAAAACGAATGTTATGGAGTAATTGAATTACCATGGGCTATAGAAAATAATTATCCAAATGCTGAGAATTATTTAAAAATGACATTTACTCAAACTAATCCATTTATTGCGATTGAAGATGATAAATTATTTTTAGGACAAATGAAGTGTAATTTAGGATGGGAAGAAGATGATGTGTTCTTAGAAGAAGTTAAACCAATCCTTCGCCCACTATCCGACCTCACAAAAGAAATTGAGGTTAATGGTGAAAAGTTTGTACCGATTGAAAGATTGTTAGACATTGAAACTAAACATAATTGGAGCAATTCTGATTATTTACAATCTGAATCAGGGCAAAACGAATGGTGGGTAAAATTAAAAGGAGATAAACCAAGTTATATTTTTGGTTATAATTCTATAATGGGATTTTATTTGATTAATCAGTTTTCAGAGAAGCAATTCATCCGAAATCAAATTGAACTTTTCGAAAAACTATACGAATGGCATTTCGACATTCACGGACTAATCGAAAAAGAAGATGCAGAGAAGCAACTTGGTAAGAAAATTTTAAATTAAAGATATATGGAAGAAAAAGATATTATTATTGAATTCTTGACTAAAGCAGGATTCGAGGAAAAGGGTAAAGATCAGTTTTATAATGAAAAATTAGGGAGAATATTTTTAAGAAAATATTACGCGCAGGATGTATTAATGCAAATATTTGAATTAGGTAAAAAACATCACGCAAATGACTTAAGAAACTTGCTTATGATTTCTGAACAAACAGAATGCTACGGCTTCAATCCACAAGTTTAATTAATTACCCCGACTTACATCGGGGTTTAATTTTTTTTGTTATCTTTGAATTACTATGGCTTACACACAAGAAAAAAAAGACGAATGCTTTGATTATATCATTTCTGAAATTGAAAATGGTAAATCTTTGCGTTATGCCTTGAATACAAATGGGATGCCAAGCAGTAGAACATTTTTTCAATGGATAAGTGAAACGGATGATTTAGGAGCATTAACAGAAGAAGCTCAAGAAAAAGTAAAACGGTATTCGCGCGCGTGTGAGGACAGAGAATTATTGCTACTTGATGAAATACTTATTATTGCCGACGATCAAGAAGATGATACTTACGAAAAGGATGACGGTACGATTATAACCAATCATAATGTAATTGAGAGAAGTAAAGTAAGAATTGCAGCGCGTCAATGGGTATTGGGCAAATTAAGACCTGAGAAGTATGGTAACAAAATTGTAAACGAAAATACAAACATAAATATTGATGCAGGTAAATTAACTGATGAAGAAGTAAAGAAAATAAATGCAAACCTCGAAAATACTTACTAACACTCAAAAAGTAATAAAAGTTAAGTGTGAGAATGATTTATTGTTTTTCACAAGATATATTTATAAAGAAAATCACAGGCGCAATTTCATTGTTGCGCCTCATTTAGTTTTAATAGCTGAGTTCTTAACTAAAGTGTTTAATGGAGAAATTAAACGAGGAATTATTAATATACCGCCTCGTTATGGTAAAACTGAATTGGCCGTTAAATGTTTTATTAGTTGGTGTCTGGCTCGTAATCCTGCATCTAAATTCATTCACTTATCTTATTCAGATGATTTAGCACTTGATAACAGCTCTCAAACAAAAGAATACATTGAGTCAGAAGCGTTTCAGGAACTTTGGCAAATGAAGCTAAAGAAAGATGCTCAGGGTAAAAAGAAGTGGTTTAACGAACTTGGAGGCGGTGTTTATGCAACTGCATCAGGGGGAGCTATTACGGGGTTTGGTGCAGGTGTTGCCGAAAGTAAAATATTTGCTGGCGCAATTATTATAGATGATCCATTAAAGCCAGACGATGCAAATTCTGATGCTAAAAGAGGATCGGTTAATGAAAGATACAACTCAACCATAAGAAGCCGTGTAAATGACAGAGAAACGCCTATTATTGTGATTATGCAAAGATTGCATGAAGAAGATCTTTCTGGATTTCTTTTAAACGATGGATCAGGCGAAAAATGGGATCATTTATGTTTGCCAGCGTTGGACGAAGAAAACAATCCATTATGGGAAGATAAACATTCCTTTGAAGAATTGGAACAGATTCGCCAGGCGAACAGATATAACTTTGCGGGTCAATACATGCAAACCCCTTCACCTGCAGAGGGTGGAGAGTGGCGAAAAGATTGGTTCCGTATTATGGATAAGTCAGAAATACCTTTAGATTCGCTTAAATGGGAATTAATTATTGACGGGGCATATACGAAAGACACCAAGAATGATCCTTCAGGCTTTCAGATTGGTGCAAAATGGAATAATGATTATGTTATACTTTCATCAATTGACAAGTATTTAGAGATGCCTGAGCTATTAAAGTTTTTGCCGAATCATATTGCATCATCCGGCGTTAAGGTTGGATTGTCATTAGTTGAACCTAAAGCATCCGGTAAATCACTGGTTCAGATAGTTAGAAAAGATACAAATCTTAATATTTCAGAAATAAAAACTACATTTGTAAATAGTTCTAAGATTGAAAACGCTAGGGCATGTTCGCACTTTATCGAAGGGGGTAGGGTAATACTGGTAAAAGGAGCTTGGAACGAACATTTTTTGCATCAAGTTGCTATATTCCCAAATGGGAAACACGATGAACATATTGACTTAACATGCTATGGAATTGAACGAAACTTAATTGGTAATTCGTTTTTCATAGTATAACAAATAATTTATTATCTTTGAAACATGGCAAAAAGTTTTATACAGATAGGTTGGGAGAAATTCACCGGAAAAGCAAAGAATACTTTTAACGAGGCGTTCTTTCAATGGATGGGTAATGGTTACGCAAAGTATGATTATAATAATAAAAACTATTTAGAAAGAGGATACAACGAAAATCCTACTGTTTTTGCTATTATAAACAAACAGACTGTTAAAACTATTTCAGTTCCATACGCAATTAAACAAGTAGAAAATAAACAGTCATACGAAAAGATACGCCAATTAGATTTAGCTACTAAAGGATTATTTACACTTCAGCACCAAATTAAACGCGCTAAACTTCAAACTAAAGCTTACAAATCAGAAGAAAAACCATTCCCATTAGATCAACCGAACCCAAATCAAACGTGGTCGGATGTTATTGGACTGTTTAAAACATACATGAAGATAACAGGAAACTATTATCAGTATCATGTGTCACCAACAGAAGGTTCAAACAAAAAAGTGCCTAAAATGGTTTATGTTCTCCCTTCTCATTTAATGCAAATAGTTTTGAAGAAAGACGCTAACTTATTGTTAGACGAAAACCCGATAGATTACTATATGCTTATCGAGGGTAACCAGTATATTAAGTTTGGGGTTGATGAAGTAGTCCATGTTAAATATGTGAATCCGAACTATGATATGAACGGATCCCATTTATACGGACAATCGCCATTAAGAGCCGGATTAAGAAATATTAATAGCCAAAACAGCGCAATTGATACCAATATTAAAATGCTTCAATCAGCCGGAGCATTTGGTTTCTTATACGGTAAAGGAACTCCATTAACACCAGATCAAGCCCAATCTTTAAAAGACAGATTGGTAGAAATGGACAAAGACCCGTTAAGACTTGGTAAAATTGGGGCATCTTCTGCTGAAGTTGGATTCCAAAGAATCTCACTTACAACGGATGAATTAAAACCTTTTGAATACCTTAACTGGGATCAAAAAACAGTATGTAATGTACTTAATTTTCCTGATGAATTACTGAACGCAGACGGTAAGGCATCACTTGGAAGTACAGATACATCGGAAGCAAGAAAATCATTGATTACTGATGATATACAACCAGATTTAGTATTACTTCAATCTGCATGGAATAAATCTTTTATACCATTGTTTAAAGGTTATGAAAATAGTGTTATAGAATGGGATGTTACAGAGCTTCCTGAAATGCAAGAGGACATGAAGAAACAAGCAGAAGCATTAAACTTAATTCCATTAACACCAAACGAGAAAAGAACTGTATTTAAATATGAAACTTTGTCAGATGACGGAATGGACGTTGTTTGGATTGACGGAAAAAGAATTGATGATGTTAGTGACGGTGTAATGAATGAAGCAAATTTATGATAGCATGGGAAAAACAAAGACGTATCTATGAGCGTAAAGCTTATAGAATAGTTCAGGATAATATATCAAATATCCTGAAAAATATACCCTATAACAATGCTACATTATCAAATTATGAGGCTTTAATCAAGTCAAATATATCAGAACAAGATATTTATAAAATGTTTCGTGAAATATATTCAACTATCGGAATTAACTACGGTAATAAAGTAAATAGTTCTTTAGAAAAGATCAAAAAGGCAAATGTTTTGTTTAATGAAACATTATTAAAGGAAATTTTACTATTTTTGTCTAATGAAGGCGGTGTAAAGATTACTTCTGTTCATGATACGTTGATAAATGATGTAATTAAAACCATTCAAATGTCTATAGGAGAAAACGGAACTGTAATTGATTTACGTAATGCTATACAAGCCATTATAAGCAAATCACAGACATTTTATAAGTGGCAATCGTTAAGAATAGCAAGAACTGAAACAACAAGCGCTTCTAACTTCTCAGCAATTAAAACAGCCGAACAAAGCGATTTAGTTTTAGATAAAATTTGGATTAGCGTACAGGATAACCGAACAAGAGTAACGCCTTACGATCATTTAGATATGAATAACCAAAAGCAGGAATTAGAAAAGCCCTTTTTTGTTGGTGGTGAAAACATACAATATCCAGGAGATACTAAAGCGAGTGCTGGAAACGTAATAAATTGCAGATGTACAGTTGCATTTGTTCCGAGGCGTGATGCTGATGGAATGTTAATATTAAAAATATAGTTAAAATGGATTTCAAACAATTATCATACGATTTAAAGGAGTTAGACGAAACAAAAGGAGTTGTTACTGCTTATGCTAATGCTTACAACTACAAAGATTCTGACGGGGATATTTCGGCTTACGGTTCATTTGAAAAGACAGTATCTGAAAACTTTAAACGTATTCGTGTTTTGAAAGATCACAATCCTACTATGATGATTGGAGTGCCATTGAATATCGACACAAAAGATTCTTATGGCTTACTTACAACTACTCAGTTTAACATGAACAAGCCATTAGGAAAAGACATGTTCACTGATGTTAAGTTGATGCATGAAAATAATCTTAATGCCGAATTATCTATAGGGTATAAAGTGCTTCAAAGAGACTCTAAGAACAAATCAATCATTAACGAATATAAGTTAATGGAGTATTCTTTTCTATCATCTTGGGGCGCAAATGAACTAAGCACGGTACAAGGGATTAAAAGCATTCAATCTCATTACGGGATTATGGAATTAATACAAAAAGCATACAATCTGGATTATTCTGATGAAAGACTAAGACAGTTTGAAACAATATTAAAATCACTTTCTAATGAGCCGTCAGAAACTGACACTTTGCAAGATAAGCCGATTATTTTAGAGACGTTAAAATCATTTTCACAATCACTAAATTTAAAATAATGGACGAATTATTAAAAAAAGAATTAGAAAGCATCAAAACGGGTTTAGAAACTAAATCTGCTCTTGAAGTAAAAGCATCTATAGACGCATTTGAATTAAAATTCAATAAAGCTACAGAAGATGTAAAGACAGCATTTGAAGCTGATTTGAAAGCTACAAAAGAAGCAATGGAACTAAAGTTTATTGCTGATATTAAAGCTATTCAGGATCAAGCTGACGCATTAGATGTAAAGTTAAATGCAAAACAAATTGAAGGTGCTAAAAATGCAAACTTCAACGATGAAATTGCTAAAGCTGTAACTGAGAATACTCAAGCTATTGAAGATTTCGTAGGAAAGAAAAACAACGTTAAAAGCGTATCGTTAGATATTAAAGCTGTTGGTGATTTCACTACTGCAAACGTTACAGGCGGTAACAGATATGGTCAGGTATTTAGTCCTGAAATTTACGGCATCACTACTCGTAAAGTTCACATGGATGAAATTTTGCCAGGCGGTACAATTGGGCCAGGTAACTCATTCACTTTCATGCGTGAAAACGGAACAGGAGAGGGAGCAATCGCGCCAACTGCTGAGGGGGCAACTAAACCACAATTTGATTTAGATCTTGAAGAAGCTACTGTACAAGTAGAAACTGTTGCGGGTTGGATTCGTGTAACTCGTAAAGCAATGTCTAACATTCCGGGATTTGTTTCTTACTTACAGAGAAAACTTCCTGAATTGTTCAGAAAAGTTCTTGACGCTCAAATCCTTTATGGTAACGGAACAACTCCAAACTTAAAAGGTATTTTGGTGACTGGAAACTTTACGGCTTCTACAGCTACTATCTCACTTCCATTGGTAGAGAAAATTATTCTTGATGTTTCAAGATTAGAGGATTCATTTGACCGTGACGCAAACTTTATTGCATTACGTCCTTCTGCCTACTATTCTTTCTTCTTGAATAAAGCTTCAGGATCTGGAGAGTATGATTTGCCACAAGGCGTAACAATCGTAAATGGTCGTTTATCTTTCTTGGGTATTCCTGCATATCCAACAACTGCTTTAACTGCACCAGATTATATTGTAGGTGACAGAGAAGGAGCAATGTTGTTAACTCAGGAATCAATGAGAATTGAGTTCTTCGATCAAGATGGTACAAACGTAAGAGAAAACAAAGTTACCGTTCGTATTGAAGGAAATTATGCGCTTCCAGTATTCGGAGCAACTTATTTCATCAAAGGAACTACAGCTACTTCATAATTGGGTTAGTTAGTTTATATTTAAAAAGCCACTCAATAACGAGTGGCTTTTTTTATGGTCTATATTTGCATTTTGAGCATTCAGTAAAAGCTAAAGAAATATCTTTATCTGGTTCTTCAGAAACATATACAAAAGAATGATTGCAAGATTTTGGTAGTTCAACGCTAAACTTACTACCCTCCGTATATTGTCCTTCAAGTTCCACATCTTCCATTTTGAACCCGACTAATTTTTCAACTTCTTCTATTGGCAAACGTCTTAAAAAACGCTCTATAAACTTTCTTTTTGTTCGTTCAATACTCATCTCATTAACGAAATAAACGTGCTTCTGTACGTTCTCAAATGCTGTATATTTACCATCTTTTTCTTCAAATCCGGCTGATGTAATGCCGATTGGGTTTTGTTCTTCCATAATTAATAGTTAAATAATTTTTGATACCATTTCTTTTTATTCTCTTCAATGAATGCTTTTTTCCACAAAAGCTCTCTTTTTCCAGATTCTTTTAATTTAAAGCTTAATTCATTTACTTTCGATAAAGCTTCATTTTTATCTAAATATTCATCACTCATAACGCTAACATCCGCTATAAAAGAAACTGTTACTGTTGCTTGATTGAACTGATCCACGTTATTTTCTATTTTTATATCTGTTTGACAAGGCAATATTTCACCGCTTGGCATATAAACACATAAATAGCCATCTTTTACCCTTACTGTTGCTTTCTTCATGTAAATTTATTTAAATAATAAAAACGCCACCCCTCGCTACAAAGAATGACGTTTTATTTATGTTTTTAGTTGTAGCGAATAACAAATGTAACAAACTTTTTTAAATACGCAAACAATATTTTTACTATCTTTGGAATAATAAAATTCATTACTATGAAAATCAAACTATTAAAAGATCATTTGGATCATACAGCAGGAGATACTGTTGAAGTAACCACTGAGCGAGGTGGTTATCTAGTCCGTGTTGGAGTTGCTGAAGAATCAAAGGATAAAAAGCATACTAAGGAATTAAAAGAGCCTTATTCTAAATCAAAAGAAGGTACTAAGGGAATTGTTTATAAAAAAACACCTGAAGAAGCTGATGCTGAAATAAAAAAACTAAATAAGGATTTATAATGGCTTACATCGATGTAATTACACTTGAACGTGCAAAGAACTATTTGCGTATTGATTCTGATTTAACAGAAGATGATGCGGAAATAACATCAATGATTAATGCATCTTTGCGTTATGTAGAGAAGCGTACAAATCATTTAATGTACGCCCGTAATGTTGTTTATAACGGAGTTTGTCAAGTGAAGGTTTATGACTATCCTATAAACTCGATTGTAACAGATCCTGCACCGTGGGGATTGCTCAGAACAATGTATACTGTTTATCCAAACGATAAAACAGTAGAATTGAATGTAGGTTATGCAACACCGTCGGAAGTTCCTGATATTTTTATTCAATCGGCTTTGCAGATTATTAAAGTATGGTATTACGAATCAGAAAAGCAAGTTAATAGCCAAATGATACCGATTAGTGTAACTGAAGCGTTGGATGTTGAAAAAAGATTTATATAATTATGGAAGATGAAGCGTTAAAAGCAAGAGAAATAGTTAACGGTTTTTTGATGTTAACGAATGATAATTATGGAATTGATTACGCGAAAGAGTGCGCTAAGTTTTCAGTTGAATTAATTCAAGGATTAGATAGTGGAGATTCTGTACCTTTTTATTTTTGGGAAGAAGTAAAAAACCAAATAGACTTAATCTAATGCTAGCAAGACAATACGATAAAAGAATTAATATTTACAGTACAACTAACGTTCCTGATGGTTACGGGGGCAATACTGTAACAGAAGTTTTAATAGGCTCATTTTGGGCTGAAATAAAGCAAAATTCTGCTTTTCGTGATACTCAGATAGGTAAATCAGACATAAAAGATAATTGGTCGTTTAATATTCGTGCAACGCCAAAATTAACTCCTGAAAATATTGATAATTTGGCTATTGAATACAAAGGTGTTAAACGTGTTGTAAATGATATTAGATACAATGATGAATTGTTCAGAGAATTAAATATTATTGCAAATGGCGAGCAAGGGAGTTAAAGGAATAAACGAAACTGTAGCAAAGATACGACAATTCGGAAAAGCAACCGAAAAGCAAATAAATGCAGAAATTGAAGCGACAGCAATACAAATAGAAGGTGATGCAAAGAAATTGGCTCCTAAGAATTTTGGTAAATTGGCTCAATCAATATCACATTCAAAGGTTAAAAACCTAACATGGAAAGTTACTGTAAATGAAATTTATGGCGCGTATATGGAATTCGGCACTGGGGCAAAAGTAAAAGTTCCTGCAGAGTTTGCAGAAATGGCCAAACAATTTCAAGGCAAAGGCAAAGGAACTTGGAAAGACGCATTAGAAGCTATTAAAGTTTGGTGTAGATCTAAAGGAATTGACGAAAAAGCAGCATATCCTATTTTGGCTAAAATATTGGGCGCAGGCGTTAATCCTCAGCCATTTTTATATCCGGCATACAAGAAAGGCGAAAAAGACTTAATACTTAATTTAGAAAAATTATTAAAGTCACAGAATAAGAAAATTTGATTATCTTTGACATATGGCAGTTAATGTAAATCCAGACAAATATATCCGTAAAGTAGTTTTTGACTTAACAAATAATATTGTGGTTAATTCAAAGATTATTAAAACGTTTGATAGCCGTGTAACTGGTAATTCAAATTTGACTGAATATATTTTAATGACCACTCAGGATAAAGATGTATTGAAAAATACTAAATGTGAGTACGAATGGCAATGTTCATTATTAATTGAGATTTATACGCGCTATTCAAGTTCTGGGAACACAGGAAGTCGATTGCTATTAAACGACATTGAACAGGCTGTTATGGATTTATTAAATCCTAAAATAGCGGTTGCTGGATTTACAAATGTTACACAAAACATTGAATACGAAACATCATTGGAAACTGTCACGGATAGTGAAAATATATTTAGATCATTCTTAAGGCTTAATTTAACTTTAAAATAAAAGACAATGGCAGATAAAATAAAAGGCGAAGGACTTATCCTTTATGTGCATGATGGGGATTTATATCGTCCTGTTGCATGTTTAACATCAAATTCATTAGATACTGAATTGGGTATTATAGAATCTCAAACTAAATGCGCTCCAGGAGTTATTGAAAAACAAGCAGGTGTTTTCTCTTATACGTTAACAGCTGATGCAATTGCAATAGATACTACAAGTGTTGGAGGTGATGACACAAAAGCTTCACATGATTACCTTTTAAGTGTTCAGCAAGCAAAAACAACTGTTAACTGGAAAATGGATTCAGGATCAGGTACAGGAGGAACAGCGTTGGCTTATTATGGTACAGGTATCATCACTTCATTAGGCTTAGAAGCTCCAACAGGTGATGAATTTGCAACTTTTTCATTAACAATTGATGGATCAGGAGCAATTGTTACTACAGATCCACTAGCTTAAATTTATGGTACAAAACAAAGTAATATTATTAGACAAAGAGTTCCATTTCGGTATTGGTTTTTTAACGGAACTAATCGAAAATATGGGATGGGATTTGGTGCAAATTGGTGAAAAAATAGAATCAGGTGACGTTTCTATTTATCGTTATTTAATGTACTATTCCCGTTTATATTCAGTAAAAAGAAGCCGCCAACAAGTTGATTTTGATTTATATGATATTGATGAATTGATTGATGAAAATGGCGGTGTATTAGGCGATTTTGCTCAGTCATTTTTAAAATCATTCTTAGATTCTTTATCAAAAGATGTTCCTGTAAATGATAAAAAAAAAGTGACGAAGCCGAAAAAATAGACTGGAAAAAAGACGTTATTTCATTTGCAATAGGCGAACTTGGGATTTCTTCAATGAAACGTGTTTATGACATGTCATTTGCAGAGTTTCAGATTCGCCTATTTGCTTGGAACAGATTGCAAGAACGAGAATGGGAAAAAGTTCGTATATTAGCATGGCATATTGAAGCAAGTTCTTTTCATAGAAAAAAGGCAATGCCTTCATTAGAAAAATTCATGCCGTTAGGCTTGGATAAAAAACAAAATTCAGGCGTGATTTCAGAAGCTCAAAAGAAAAGATTCTTAGAAGTATCAGAAGAATATTTTAAACAATTAAATAGCAAATAATGGCAGGATTAGAAGTAACCGTCGGAGCTGACATAAAAGAATTTCAAAGAAAGATTCAGGAAGTCGAAAATGATATTCAGGAACTTGCTAATGAAAAAGCTATTAATATTAAATTAGGTTTAGATACCAAAGAACTCGATGCACACATAAAAGACGCTAAAAAGACACTTAATGACCTAAAATCTACTGCCAAAGATGCAGGAATGACCTTTCAAAAAGATTTTGCGCCCAAAGTTGCCAACGGAGGTAATGCATTAATGCAGTTTTCTCGTATTGCTCAGGATGCACCGTTTGGGATTATGGGCATTGGAAACAATATTACTGCAACGGCAGAATCATTTTCATACTTAGTCAAAGAAACCGGAAGCGCAGGAAGTGCTTTAAAAGCTGTTGCTTCGTCTATAATGGGTACTGGCGGTATTTTGTTGGCTGTTTCTTTGGTAACTTCTGCATTGACTTACATGTCTCAGAAAGGTCTAACAGTAGCAGATGTTTTCAATAAACTATCTGGTACATTCGATCAAGCTCGCAGAGACATGCAGGATTTGAATGCCGAAACCGCTAAAAACGCTCAGGCTCAAATTTCAAGTGTAGGAGCATACGTGGCTGCAGCTAAGAATATCAATCTGTCAATGGAAGATAGATTAATTGCTGTTAAAAAACTTCAAGATGAATATCCGGCATACTTTGGAAACTTAACAAAAGAACAGATTTTAAATGGTGAGGTGGCAAAAACAGTTCGTGAAGTAACAGCTGCATTAATTGCAAAAGCAAAGGCAGCAGCTTTAACTGATAGAATTGTAAAACTTGCCGAGGAGGAAGAAAAAATTCAAAGTCAAATAAATAATTCGATAGGCGCTCAGTTCAAATTATACAAACTTACTAAGCAAGAAGCGTTTGATGCAGCCGTAATTTTGAATAAGCAATTAAGAGGCGAAATTGACCTTGAAAAAGAATTGGCGCAAGGTCGTGCAAATGGATTAAGCAAAGCAGAAAAAACAGCTTTGGCTGCTTATAATTACTCTGTAACGCTTCAGGATTTAGGAGTTGATTTACGAAAAAACATTTATGATCAGGATAGATTAACCAATAGTTTAAATAAACAAACCGCTGCTCAAATTAAACTTGATTACACAAAGGAAAAATCAGCTAAAAAAGTATATGATACGCCACAAGTTCAGGGAATAGATGTCGCAATAACACAAACAGGATTAGATGGATTGGTAGTACTAAGCCAACAGATTAAAAAGATTTCTAAAGATATTTATGGAGTTAGCAGTCCTGATGGGGAAATTGCTACGAGCTTAAAAAGAATACCTGGTTATTTTGAAACTTCAGGACAAGAAGCATTGCTTAGGCTTCAGGATTTCAATAAAAAAATGAATGAAATAATTCAAGGAGGAATTGTTCAATCATTAGCAGGATTATCAGAAGCAATTGGAGAGGCTTTTGCGACAGGAGGGAACGTAGTTGCTGCTGTTGGAAAATCATTATTATCTACTTTAGGTGGTGTTTTGGTTGAATTAGGTAAAATGGCAATAACTACCGGGATTGGTATTTTGGCAATTAAAACCGCTTTAAAATCATTAAATCCTTATGTCGCCATTGCTGCGGGTGCCGCGTTAATTGCTTTGGGAGGTGCTGTAAAAGGAAGCGTTAAAAATTTGGGATCAAGCGGCGGTTCTGGTGGATCAACAGGGGTTGCTTCTGATTTTTCAACCGGAGCATCTTATAGTTCTCCTGCATCATCAAATTATGGTTCTGCAAGTGGGTATTCGTCATCAAACACCGGAACGGTTGTTTTTGAAATAACCGGGGATAAATTACTTGGCGTGCTGTCAAATACAATAGGCAAAAATAATCGATTAGGAACCTCTATAAATTTATAATGGCACAAGGAATAATTTTAGCGTTTATTAATAATCCGGTAGAAGGTAACAGAATTACTTTTTACGGCACAATTAATTATGTCCCGGTTGTTTATAATAACGGATTAAGCCAAGTTGATTTTGAATATACCAATAATGATTCTGAAGTATTATCGAATCCCTTATACAGGATAAAAATAGGTGCTGATATTACTGAAACTTTAATTAATACAAAGGCTTTTTTAGATAACAATGGATATCTGTCTAATACTATAAATATTTATAATGAAATTCCTTATACTGACGGGTTAAGAAGTTTTTATGTCACTAATAGCAATATTAATTTTGAAATAAATTCAGACAACGATAATGTTGTAATAAATACTTTTAGCCAAGTAACGCCACCAACAACAGCACCTAAATATTTTTTTCAATACAAAGGAATTACGGGTGTTGATTATAAGTGTGAAATTTATCAAAAAAACTTCATTGGAACATCAAAAGAAATAAACGGACGTGTTACAATTGAAAAAGCTGAGGTAAAAGATCACTTAGATATATTTCGAGGTACTGGTATGTTTTTGTCAATTGAAGCTGATGGAAACAACAAATTTGAAGATTTGTATCTTGGTAACCAAAACGATTTCACGGTAAAATTTTATATTGGTGCCTCCTTAATGTTTCAAGGATTTATTAAACCAGACGGGTTTTTTGAATCATTCACGGATTCTATTTGGAACATAAATTTAGAATGCTCAGATAGGCTTGGAGATTTAGCAGATTTATCTTTTGTTAAAACAAACGGTTTACAATTCACAGGTAAAATGAGTTTGCTCGACGTTATTAGAAATTGCTTAAAAAGAACCGGATTAGATTTACAGATAAATACTTTTTGCAATGTATTTTATTACGGGGTTGTAGATGGATTAGAAGTAGATACTTTTGCCGAAACTTATGTAAATGTCGAAAGATTTTTAAAAGAAGATCAAAGTACTTTCATGAGCTGTAAAGAGGTTTTAGAGTCTCAATTAAGTATTTTTAATTGCGTTATCACACAATATTTAAATCAATGGTGGATTTATAAACCAAGTGATTTTTATACAAATAAATATCCATTGTTTAAAAGATATGAAATTGACGGAAATTATATTGGATTAAATGAACTAAATATAGGCCGTGTTTTAGGCAGTGATAAAGATAATTTTTATCCGCACCATTGCAATAAAAACCAAATAATTGAAATTAAGCCTGCTGTATCTGCTTTTAGACTTGGATATAAATATGGTTTTTTGGCAAGTTTCCTAAAAAACGGGAATTTAACCCATGACGCAGGAACAAAAGTATATGAAGGTTGGGATGTTCAAACTTGGACAGAAGCAAGAAATACAGGATATTTAGTAATTGACCCATTGTCAACAACTGGAATAAGCTTTAAAGCAGCCAGAGGCTCTTCGGAATTACCATTTGACAGAGAGATTGCGTTAATTTCTGATTTGAGTGATGAAGTTCCCGAAGGATTCTCTTTTGAATTTAAGACAAGATTTAAATCTTATGGATATACGGCAAGTGTATTTTTTGGTGTTGTATTGGTTCCTACAGATGGATCGGCTTCTTATACTTTGACAAAAGACGGTATTTGGACTTTGTCAAATGTAGGTTTTAATTTATATAACTGGGATATTGGAGAAGGGATAAATGACGGTATGTTGATTGATAAAACATGGGAAAGAAGTTTTTCTATAAAAACTCAGGGATTGCCTAAAGATGGTAAATTGCAGATAATTATGGAAGTGCCTTTTTCAGGTGCTCAAAGCGAAGCTCCTTTGGTAGAAGTTAAAAGCATAGAATTTGTAAATGCTTTTCAAGGCGATAATGTTGTTGGTGAGTTTCATACAGTTTCAAGAATAACTCCTATAACCAGCAATGTAAAGGACAATGAAAGTGTTTTCAATGGTGATAGTGGAAGCTATGTTTATAATGGTGCTTACTACATGCAAAATCAGGAAACATTAACTGATTTTTGGTATAGAAGACAATTTACGGGATCAGAAGTAAAACCAATATTGAGAATTTCAGCAGAAGAAGAATTAAGAATGCTGCAGCGTCCATCAAGAATATTTTCGGGTGATGTTTATGGATTGATTAACTATATTACTTGTATTGAAATAAATAATATAAATGGTGTATTCATGCCTGTATCTTGGAAATTCGACACATTTAATAATATTTTATCTATGAAATCGTTAGAGCTTTTTTGCCCGGAACTTTATGATATAAAGTATGAAAAAACTTTAGATTACGGAGAGACTGTAAAACCTACAATTGTTTGATAATAATTTTGTACTTTTGAAATATGGATTTCGTAAACGGACAAGATAGGATTTTATATATAAAATACAATGGTGTTTATATGCCAGTTGGTTGTTTGACAGGGAATAATATTGATGATACTTTAGAAATGCTTGATACCACTACTAGAGATAGTGAAGGTTGGGCAACTTCAAAACCATTATTACAATCTTACAGTATTTCCTTTTCTGGAATTCAAGTAAATTCAACTGTAATAGGTGGTAATTTCAATGTTTCCTCATACGACAGGCTTACAGATATAAAAAGAAGCAAAACCCGTGTAGAATGGAAAATTCAGGGAAAAATATTCCCAATTGTGGATTATGGATTTGGATATATAAACAACTTAAGCAGTATAGAGAATGTTGGAGAATTCATGAGTTTTTCAGGTGCAATAACCGGATTCGGAAAACCATTAAAAACTAGTTTAGGAACTGTTTTATTAAACAATGGTGACCCTAATGTTGTTATTCAAACAGATGAAACTGGGAATGAATTATTAAGAGTAAGTAAATTTTAATATATGGCTATAAATCCTGCAGATATAACGACGGTACAGGCAAAAGATTTACCTCCTTCAGAGATAACTAATGATAGTATATTGGTTCATGAGGTTGGAGATCAATTATGCCGTACTACAGTAGCGGAATTAGTGCTTTATTTACAAGCACAATCAATAAGTTATCAATACGAGATTAAATACATTAGACCTCCGGGTGATGGCGCAGCATACATTAATGCTAATTTTGACATGACACCAGGAGCGAACCAAGGGAAAGGAAAAGTTGACGGTTTATGGAATGGTTGGCAAATATGCAACGGAAATAACGGGACTGATAATTTGGACGGTCAAACACTTATAGGATATGGCGCAAATCATGGTATTATAGGTGCTTATTTAGGGGAGGAAGAACATGTTTTGACAGTTAATGAAATACCTCCACACAACCATAAAGGAAACGGTTTCGGAGGACCAGGAAGCGGTACAGACGGATTAGAAACTAATGTTTTTTTATGGGCTCAAAATTCGGATACCTCTGATACTGGTGGAGGTTTAGCACACAATAATATGCAGCCTTCAATGGTTGTTTTAGCAATAATGAGATTATGATAGATCCAAACGTTATAACCACTAAAAGAGTAGGCGAATTGCCTCCAGACGTGTTTGATTTATCAGACAAAATTCCTCATGAAAAAGGCGAAACATTAACAAGGGGCACAGTTCAGGAATTAGCTGATTTTATTGGTGGATATTTAGGAACTTCGGATAGCTTGGCTTTTAATCCAACTACTGTGCCAGACGGAGGAACACTTCCTGCAACAGATAAAAACGAATGGATGCTTGTTGGTAAAGGAACATTTAACAATGTAGGAGGCGGTTCTTCAATTACAACTACCGAAGAATTAAACGCTTTAACTTCAAATGGTAGTTATTGGAGTTTAGCGGTTCAAATACCAATATCGGCTGAAGTATTGGGAATAGTTCAAGCAATAAGAAGCGGTTACTATGCTACCGCTCCAAGTGAAAACGCTGTTTATAATGCTTTGGCTTTAAAATTAAATGTGTCAGATTTACCTGCTCCTACAATTATATTGCCTGCTAAATTAAAAAGTACGGGGGACGGTGTTGCTAGTGCTTTTAATATAGGAACAAATGCTATAGTTAAGCAAGTGTTTTATAATTCTGTTATTCAGGACAGCGATGTTTGGATACAATCAGGTTCTACTATAACATTAAACTTTGTCCCTGAACTAGGGGCTTTAATTCAATACGTTTAAAAATGAAAAAATTAATTTTAATACTATTATTTATTACAGGATATTTGCAAGCTCAAACGCTTCAAAACCCTACTTTCGGAATTGTTACCATAAAAAACAGTCCAACAGTTACAAGCGTTAATTTTTTAACAGGAACTGAAGCAACAGGAGTGCAATCAAAAATTGATCCTGTCAATTTACCATTTTTAAGTAAAACAAACGCACTTAAAATCTACAACTCAAACAAAATAATTTACCGTGCAAAACGTAAAGCGGTGTTTTCGTTCATTTGGGATGATTTGCAGGATTCTGATCAATTGGTCTATAATGTTTTTCAGGATTTTGGCTATTTACCTAGCTATGCGTTAAAAACCGACGTACTGAACGGAACGAATAAGGACTTATACGTAGATTTGTATCAAAAGGGTTGTTCAATTTTGGCACATTCAGTATCGCACCCGGACATGAGCACAACATCAATAAGTTATGCGAACGTCAATATACAAATGGTAAATTCTAAGAAAGCAATAGAGGCTTATGGCATGCGAGTGAGTGGCTGGGTAACGCCTAACTCTACTCTACATTCAAGTTTTTATCCTTTAGTTGACAAAAATTTTGGATATGCTTTTACAAATACGGGGGGTGCATTTAATGAAACTGTAGACCCTTTAAGAATGAGCCGTGTCGGTTTAGAGTCGGCAATGGCTAATCACAATTTGGCTAATGTAAAAGCAATTATTGACGACGCAATCACCAACGGAAAGCTGATTGTTTTTTACGGTCACCATTTACCATCAACTTATCTTAATCCGGACACTACACCATATTTGACCGAAGCTGATTTAAGGGATATTTTGGCGTACTTAAAAACAAAATCGGACGAAAATTTATGCGAAGTTTTACCGACTGACGAAGCTATCCACGCATACATGGAATTGAATGCACTAGCCGAAGGTTCTGTAAATTATGTGCCAAAATGGACGGGAACAAGAACACAAAAACAAAGTCAAATTTATGACAATGGCACAAGTGTTGGCGTTTCAACAACAACGCCAGTCGGAAAATTGAATATTAATACAGGAACAACCACAACGACTGTAGATATAGTTAATCAGCAAAATGGCTCTATTTCATTTGCAAATGGAGGAGGAACTAGTTATACACCCACAATAGTAAGTAAAAGTGACGTCAATACTGGTCTATACATACAATCTGCGACAAGTGACGTTAATGCCGCTCCTGACATGATATTTAATGTAAGGAGACTCGACGATAGTGATTATACGATATTTACAAGTCCAGCATATACTTTTAAAAGAAATTCCGCAAATCTATTCGAGATTTTGCGTAACGGAAATATAGGGTATGGAGGTCTGGGAAACACCGGAATAAAACATTTTTTCTATAGTGCGTTTACAACGGCTTATGCTGCAACCGGAACGGGAATTAACGCTGCCGGAGATTTTTACATCAATAATTCGAGTAATACAGATAATACTTCCGCCATTATAAGATTAGGAACGAGCAACGCCAATACTCAATCAGCACAAGGATATTTCGGATTAATAAATACGTCTACAAACTATGAAAGTATATTGGTTTGGGGTCAAAGAAGCGGTGCCAGTACATGGAATGAAAGAATGAGATTGAGTGCTGCAGGAAATTTTATAATTGGATCAACAACGGATGCTTCAAACGGAACTTTGCAAGTTACCGGAAACGCTTCTGGAAGTTTAGCTGCTTCAAATTCAGCTCATTTTATGCGTAAGGGTGAGTTTGATACTGCTGACGGGAATAATGTAAAATTAACAGGAACGCAGTCGATTACCGGACAAAAGAATTTTTCAAGTTCAACCTCTGGAGTTGCCGCTATTGGTGTTTCTACCGCTACAGCGTCAAACGGAATAAGTATAACTAATAATAGTACAGGATTAGGGATTATAATAAACAATGTTTCCAACGGTGTATCTCAAGTTTTAAACAGCCAAACAGGGAGTTCAGGGGACTTATTACAATTTTCTAAAAATAACGTAACAACTTCTAAAATAGATCAAAACGGTAATTATGTAAAAATAGGGGGTACAAGTTCACAGTTATTAGTTGCAGACGGTTCTGTTAATACTATATTAACTAGTTCTGGGACTTTAGATTTTCCTAGTACTGCTGCAAATGCTCAATCATCATTAACATTATCAGTTGTAGGTTCGGTAGTTGGTGACGTTATTTCGTTAGGTTCTTCGGTTCCTGCTGCTGGATGCATGTATTATGCTTATGTTAGTGCCGCCGATACTGTTACGATTAGATTTATAAACATGAGTTTAGCCGCAGTTGACCCAGCAAGCTCTACTTTTAAGGTTAAAGTTTTAAAATAATTTTTATATGTTACAATTATGTTTGACCGCTAATTTAAGAGCGGATTTAAGAGGTTATGTAGGTGCAACAGTAGATCAACCTATCGTTGTTACTGGTATTTCAGCAACAGGAGATATTTTGCCTGAAATATGGGTATGGGATAATTTATCAACAGCAACAGATAACAATGTTTCTGTTTTATCATTAACAGCTTTACCCGGAAGTCCAGGGCGTTTTTTAAGAAAAAGTTTTATTCCATTGAATTCAATCCCTGAAAAGTCAAGCGGAATAACTAATTCAAGTGGGGTTTATGTATTTACATTTGCAAAGACTTACTCAATACCGCCAAATGTGCAAGCAAATATTATAAATGCTTCAGATTCACAAATTATAAAAATAGGGACACCCACCACTACAAGTGTGACAGTAACCGTTAGAAATAGGGTTGATGTAGTTGGTTTATTACCAACATGGCAAAATGTAAATGGCGCTTTGGTGGATATTTTAGTAACAGAAAAATAAAACAATATGGAAAACATTTTAATTTTATTCGCATGCGGCTTTTTGGGTGTATTTATTCACTGTTGCATAAAAGCAAATTCATTAATTATAGACGCTAAAAAAGCGAATATAAATTTCACAGTTAAGGATTATCTAAATAAGGACGCTATAGGGATTGCAATGTCGGTCGCAATGGTTTTTTTATGGTATTTAATTTTTGGGGAAGTAGTTTCTAAGTATCCTAAAATAATTGACTTTATTAGGACTACATTTGGTTTAATGGGCTTCTTCGGGTCTTATATTGCCCAAAAAGTATTTAGTAGAGGAAAACAATACATTAACAATGTAATTGATAAAAAGACTGATATTGCTGATAATATAGTGATGGACGAACCAATAGGAGGAGGAGGCATTAAGAACCCACCGCCGCCAAATCCATAATTTATGCAAAAGTATTTTCATCACTTCTTAAGTCAAACAGTTCACTTACTCCTGTATTTTATGATGGGAGTAAGTGTTTTGTCTATTATGGTTCCATGGTTCGGATATAAGTTTGATTTTGTTACATGGGGTAACGGCGGAGGTTTCTCTATTGCTTGTGATATTATATTTATTGAACGATTTACATTTAATAAAAGGTATTGTTGGCTTACTAAAAAACTACCAATATCTATGATTTTTATAAACATTGGCAACATATTATGTAATGAATTTTATCCGAAGTATTATGAACTTTACGGACAGCTATATGAGATAACTGTTTTTTCAGTAACTTTGTTAATATTCGCAATTGTTATTGTCGAAAAAATGCTTAAAAAATGATTCTACAAATAGCTACAAGTCCAACAGCCGAACTGGCTCATAATTTTGTTGATTTAAATACGGCTTTAATAACGGGCATTATTACTCTTTCTGGTGTTGTAGTCTTTTTGTATAAAAAACACGAAGATTTGTATAAGAGACTTGAAGCTAAAAACGAATTATTTATAAATGAACTAAGAAGCTCAAATGAACAATTAACAAATGTTTGCAACTCTTACAATCAGTTCGTTAATAAAATGGATAAGATGATTGATTTATTAGTGGAATCAAAAAAATAAGGCTATGTGTACTTTAGTAATTACAGAACCGGACAATAAAGAACTTGAATGTAGGCGAATTATAATGCAGTCAATTGATAATGCGCTTAAGAGAGGAGATGAAGTTTTTGATAAACTCACCCGAAAGACCGCAGAAAATGATGCAGTAGAAAATTATAAAAAATTCAAAGACGGATTAAAAAACATAAACCACGAAAACCTAAAGAAATGAAATTAGACGAAAACGGATTAAAAGCACTACACGAAAGAGAAGGATTACGTTTAAAGCCTTATTTAGACACTCAAGGAGTCCCTACTATAGCAATGGGAAACACTTACTATTTAGACGAAAGAAAGGTTACAATGAACGATAAGCCACTTACTTTAGAGCAAGCAACTGAACTTGGAAATATTACAGCTCAATACTTTGCTTCAAAAGTAAATCAGTTGGTAAAATCAAAAGTAAATCAGAATCAATTTAACGCTTTAGTTTCATTGGCTTATAATATCGGTATTAATGGATTTAAGAATAGTACAGTATTGAGATTTGTAAATGCAGATCCTAACGATAGAAAAATAGGCAACGCGTTTATGATGTGGACTAAGAATAAAGAATTGGTAGGGCGCCGTAAAAGTGAGGTTAAACAATATTTTCAATTATGAAAACAATTATAGCTATTACTTATTTTAATATTGGAGTTGATGTTTTGGGGTTTGTTAAATATTGGGCTCATGAATATTATTGTGTAGTAAAAGATAAAAGAAAAACATCGGGCAATCTTTATAAGCCAAAAAATAAAATTGATTATATTTTTAATACAACACAATTTGAATCATGAAAAAACTAATAGCATATCCGGCAACCTGGTTTTTATATTGGTTTGGCTTATTCGTATGGAACGAATTTAAAAGCGTGTCATATAGTACTTATTGGGTTTGGTCATGCAAAGTACAGCGATGGGGGAATTTAACTAAACCGTGGATATAATGAAAAAGATAAATATAATATACGGAACTTTATTGATAGTGTTTGTAATGATGTGCTGTTCATGTGGTGCAAGAAAAGTTCAAAAGGATCATTATAAGGAAGAAATTAAGTCCGAAGTAAAAGACAATTCAGTTATCGAAAAACAATCAGAAACCAACGTTAAAACAACTAATACTACCATAACCGACGATAAAAATGAAAGTGTTACTGAAGAAACTATTTATAAACCTGAGGATTCATCTAAGGAGGCTTACATAATCGAAAAAGACGGAACAAAAACCGTTTTGAATAATGCGAGTAAAACGATTCGAAAGGTTAGTAAAAAGAATAATGCTCAGACACAAACCGCATCAAATACAACTGAGGTTAAAAAAGAAGCCGTTAAAGAACAAAAAGCCATAAAACAGGTAAATACGTATAAAAAAGAAAACAGTTCAAAGGCGATAGATAAAAAGCAGTTTAATGTTGTTCCTTTGGTGTTGGTTATATCTTTTATTGTTATAGCTCTTTGGTTCATATACAGAAAATATAAAAATTTGCCGTTCGTGCCGAAAATTTGATTATATTTGAATCAAAGGGAGTAATGCCGAACTGGTTAGGCGCTAGACTGTAAATCTAGTAATCTGCATAGATAGGTGGTTCAAGTCCATCTGCTCCCACAAAAATAACAGTCTGGTTAACTGCATTTTTCATAATTATTATTTTTTAAGATTTGGGGATTAAGCTTCGTAGAGATACGAGGCTTTTTTTGTTTATATATTCTTACAAAATTAGTATAAATAGTGTATTTCATCGATTATTTTGATTATTTATATAATTATTCAAATAAGCATTGTATATTTACATCAGAATTAAAACGATAACCATTAAAAAATAGAAATCATGAGAGCTAAAAGAAACAACAACAAACACCATCTTTTAAGAGCAGGCGGGAAATATACTCAATGTGGAATTAAAGTAAGCGAGTTACATAGTTTAATTTGTAACGAAGAAGGTTTTGCGATACCGGCAAACGAAAACGTTTCAACACAATTTGAGCCATACAAAAGAGATTATTTTCAGTACTGTGAAAAATGTAACACATCTCATTTAAGATAATAAAATAATCCTGAGCACGATTTAAAAAGGCTTAATTTATTATGAAAACAATAATTTATACATGCGATATTTGCAAATCACAGCCATCACTTCAACATGTTTTTGGGTATAGATTTGATACAGAGTCAAAGCCCCCTAAAGGGATAATAGAAAAAAAATTAAAAGATAATCAAACTAGTCATATTTGTGAATTTTGCATTAAAAAAATTAAATCATTCGAAATAAAATAATATGAAACAAGGAGGAAAACGAAAAGGAGCAGGAAGACCAAAGAACGAATCCGAGAATATAACTTTCTCTGTTCGTGGTCATGAAAGCATAAAAGAAGCAACACGACAATTCGCAAAAACAGAATCAGAAAAACTAACTAAAAACACAAAATCATGAAAACATTTATTTACAACAACATCGTAGGAATTTCAATTGTAACAGTAGCAATTTTATTAACTATCGC